ACATCGATGCGGCGAACGGAGTTACCGCCGAGGACATCGCCGATGATTTCCTCGCCCGCATCTGAGCCCCGCAAGCCAGGGCGGAAGCCGCAAGAGCGTAAGCCCGAGTAAAAGCACGCCCCAACCGGCGTGGCATGCACCCCGTCCCCCGCCTACCGGCGAGCGGGCGGGATTCACACAAGGAGATGGACATGAGCGACTTCGACAACAACATCCCCGGCGCGGCGTGGCTCGAATACGACGCCGCAGCCGATTGGTGTGCGGCACGCGGGATCAAGGGAACGATCAAAGATCCGCTCCCCGAAAACCTGAGTGATCGGGCGATGGAACTCATCAACATCGACCCCGAAGCGTTTGAGGCCCGCGTCCGCGAACACGCATACATGCGTTCTATGACCGGCAACCGCCAAGTGACCATCATCAAGTCGGGCGAATCGGTTCCGCCGCCTCCCGGCGCGTACGCCTTCGACGAGAAGAACCGATTCATTTCGGGCAACGGGTACGGCGGGGAGCGGATGTAAACACAGGAGATTCCCATGAGCATCGAAGCAACCGTGAAGGAGTGGTTGGAAGCGAGCGACTACCGGCGCGTCGTACTGTCGCACGGTGGATCGGGCGGAAAGTTCTACGTCGAGAAGCAGGACGACGGCAACAGCACGGGCGACGGCGCGGGCGACACCATCGAAGCCGCGTTGGAGGATGCGTTTAGAGGATCACACTAACCACCCCTCCCGCCACCACCAACCGGGTCGCGGGGGATTGACACAAGGAGATTGACATGGGAAGGAACTGGCGACCCAAACACCCGGTGAAGTGTAAGAAGTGCGGATGGACTGGCACTCGCGCCGCCATTGCCAAGCCGTGCCCACGGTGCGGTAATTGGCATCCCAGCCTCGTGACTGGATGGGGAGCGACACATGGGAGCATGTGTGAATGCTCCGTCTGCTTATCATCCAAGTCCATCCCATCCCCGAAAGGCACCCATGAGCAGTGAGATTTACACCGTGGAGTCGTACTACCCGGACGACACTCGCAACAACAAGTGGCGTGCGGTCGGACCCGGCTACGTCGGTCGGGGCCACCCCACCATGTACATGGCACGGGACGACGCCCGAGACATGAACCACGCCCACGCCGCAGGCCGCGCGTCAAGGGATGCGGAGGTGGAGGAACTCATCGAGACGATACAGGAACTTCGCGGAAGACTGTACACGATCCTTGGAAATACAAGGTAAACCCCATGGACTTTACGCGAATCGTCGAGAAGCACATGAAGGAGGTGAAGTGATGCACACGCCGGGACCATACATCGTGAAGTACGAGTTCAACGTCATGGCTGGCGATGATCTCCGGATCGTCGCAGCCTGCGGAGGACACTCGTCAAATCGCAACTCCAACCGAGTACACGAGGAGAACATAGGCAACGCCCAACTGTGTGCCGCTGCAATGGATTCCTACGACAAGCACTTCGGCCCTAACGCCGTGGAAGCCGCGAAGTCGGATGCGTTGGGGGAGGCAATAAACCTGCTCGCTGGGGTCGTTGGCGACCTCGAAGCACACTTCGACAACCTTCGCATGGGAGGGCAGGCTAGCCACGCCATCGCCTCAAAACTCGGCGCGAAGATCACCGCCACTAACCGATTCCTCTCCCGCCGCACGAAGGAGAACGCATGAAGACAGAAACACCGAAGGCGTGGAACCGACCGCTTGACTGGAAGCCCGATACGCCGTGCCGAGACTGCGACGGCGAAGGCATGGGGCCAGAGCGAACGTACAACCGTGACTCACTGACCGATTGGGACGACTGTGATCGGTGTAAAGGGACGGGCGAAGAGCCGAAGGAGAACGCATGAGCAAGTACACCGAAGGGCCGTGGCGGTTTTCAAGTACTGGACCAGTCATGAAGAATGACTACAGCCAGCCGTTTGCCATCTACCAAAGCGGATCTACGAGGCTCGACCGACTTGAGCGAGCGGTGCATAGACTACCGACATGGGCAAGCCTTCCAGAGGGTCGGGGTCAGGGGGACGCAATCGCGGAAAGCCGATCAGGTCCGTCTCAGACGTTGCCCCTCAGCGACCAGAAGAAGTAAAGGCCGAGGGCACGACCGTACCGGCGTTGGGTCTGGACATGGCATCGCGGTCGGATCAGGCGATGTTGCGGTCGGCGATGAGCAAGTATCAGACGTCGCTCTGGCCGCTGCTGACGGACCCGAAGATCCGGGAGGAGATCATCCTCGCCCAGTTGGAGGCGTTGCGGGCGGCGCGGGTGAGCGGGAACAAGCGTCGGATCGACTCGTGCGTTCGGACGCTCTCGATGTTGCAGGGTCAGAACATCTCGGAGACGCAGTTCCAGTTCCGGCATGCGAACCCGGAGCCGGCGATTCAGGTTCAGGCGACGGTGACAAACGCGGGCAAGTCGCCGCATGACACGGTGCTGGACCTGATCAAAGACCCGGACGCGGCGAAGGAACTGTTGCGGCTGAGCGAGAAGTTGAACGAGGGGCAAGGCGTTTGAGCGTTGCCACCGAGACAGCACGCAGCATCGCCGAACTCAACCCAGCCGTTTTCGCCAACCGTGCGAGCGGCGGGGGCTTCGTTCTGTACAAGCACCTCGTCCACATCGGGGCACGTATCGCACGGGCAGCCACCACGCCCAACGCCCGCGTGATCGTCAATGTCCCGCCCCGCCACTACAAATCCACGCTCTGCTCGTTCTGGTCGCCCGTGTGGTACCTCCACAACTGGCCGACGAAGCAGGTGATGCTCCAGACCAACACACAGAAACTCGGAAACCTGTGGGGGCGTCGTGTTCGCAATGAGATGCGGGCGAACCGTCACATCGGGACAACCCTCGCACGCGACGCAACCGCCGCCAACCTGTTCTACACCCCGGAGGGCGGTTCGATGTCCGTCTTCGGGCTCGACGCCGCCGCCACTGGTTTCGGTGCCGACCTGCTCATCATCGACGACCCGCACTCCAAGATGGAGGACTTGTACAAGCGTGAGGCACGCGAGAAGGTCCACCGCTGGTATGACGAGGTGTACTCGCGTCTCAACGGCGGTGCGTCCATCTTCGTCCTCATGCAGCGAATGCACCCGGAAGACCTGTGCGGGTACCTCATGAGTCAGACCGATGAGCCGTGGGACGTGGTGTGCCTGCCGGCCATCGCGGAAGAGAACGACCCGATGGGCCGTCCGAAAGGGCAAGCGTTGTGCCGGGCCGTCCACACCGAAGAGGACTACGCACGCATCAAGCGGCGCGGCGAGGAGGGATGGTTCGCCCGGTACCAACAGCGTCCGGTTGACCGTCGATCGGGACTCACGTACTCGCAGTTCGGCACGGCCAACGTCAATGCGTCCGTTGACCTCGTGCCCGGCTTGCCGCTGCAAATGTCGATCGACTTCAACATCCGCCCCGGTATGCACGCGATCATCGGGCAGCACAACCCGATCGAGGACACGTTCACGGCGGTCTATGAGTTGTACGAGGAAGGGCTCGACCTTCGCGGGATGATGACCAAGTTCGCAGAGTTGATCAAGACGATCGGATGGAACTACTCCGAACTCCAACTCTTCGGTGATGCGGCGGGCAACCAACGGACGATGGAGAACGCCAGCGTGGGCGAGACGTACTACTCGCTCGTCAAGGCCGGGCTCCATCGAATGGGGTTCGTGCAGGAACTCGGCAGGACGCCGACGACGAAGCGTTACCGCATCCGCGTGCCGAAGGCCAACCCCCGCATCGTCGATAGCGTGATGTGCGTCAACGACGTCCTGTGCGACTTGGACGGCAAGCGGCGGTACCTGATTCATCCCCGGTGCGAGGAACTGATTGCGGACTTCAAGGGACTACGCAACGGCGAGGATGGTGTGCCGGACAAGTCGGATCAACAGCGATCACACTCGGCAGACGCTGAGCGGTACCGCATTCACTACCTGCGTCCGAGTCTGCATCGGGCGGCAAAGAAGAAGTGACGTGTACCGCCAATGATTCAGCATGTACACCCCGCCGATCCCCAACAACAACGGCAAGCCCCTCACGAAGTCTCAAAGCAAGGGATACGGCTTCGCCTATGATCTGCGAACGCTGGCGAAACAGAGCGAGACGGCTGGGTGTGGCGACTACGCGACCTACCGCGAGATGCTGAACGATCCGACCATCGCCCTTTGCCAAGCGGCGGCGGCTGCTCCGATCCGTTCGGCAGGTTGGAGCGTGGAGGCCGACGACGACGCGCCCGATGAAGCCGTCTCGCTCATCACCGATATCTTCGAGTCGCATCGCCCGTGGATTCTTCAACAGGCCGTGCGGTCGATCTACTACGGCTGGCAGGGGTTCGAGAAGGTGTGGACGATCGAGGGCGGGTACACCATCATCTCGCAGTTCAAGCCGCTGCTCCCGGACTGGACGGAGATCACGGTTGACGAATACGGCACGATGACGGGGATGCGTCAGCATGGCGTGACGCTGGACATGTCGAAGTCGCTGGTGATTTCCTACGACGTGGAGGGAGACAACTGGTATGGGCGGTCGAGGATGGAGAACCTTCGTCGGTGGGCGTGGTGCCCGTGGAAGGGAGGGGCGAGGAAACTCGAGCAGTACCAGACGAAGACGGCGGGCGTGATCCCGATGATCACGTACCCCGAGGGGCAGGGGTACGACCAGAACAATGGCGTCCTGACGAACTACGAGATTGCGACCCGTGCCCTTGCGACGCTCTCACAGGCAACGGGCATCGCCATGCCGAACACGCTTCACCCGTGGGCCGAGGATGCACTTAGGAACGGGGCGAACCTGAACGACCTGCTCGCGTGGAAGATCCAACTCATCGAACCGCGTGCGGGTCACGGCGCGGAGTTTGTGGGGGCACTGTCGTATCAGGACAAACTCAAAGCACGCGGGTACCTGATTCCCGAGCGGGCGATTCTGGAAGGGCAGTACGGCACGAAGGCCGAGGCGGGTGCTCACGGCGACATCGCCCTGTCGATCAGTCAGAGCGTGCTCGATGACATCGTGCGTCAGATCAACATGCAAGCGGTTGATGACGTGCTCTCCACGAACTTCGGGCCGGACGTGCGTGGCAAGGTGTATCTGAAGGCGGCACCGATCGAGGACGATGAACTGATGCTGTTCCGTCAGTTGGTGCAGGGGTTGTACACGTCTGCCCCGGACCTGATGCGGACGGACCTCGACATGGATGCGGTGCTGGACCGGCTGAATCTGCCGAAGGCGGCTGAACACATCGGGTCGGACGGGCCGCTTTCGCCGCCGCTGGGTGATCCGACTCCAACGCCGGGCCTGCCGCCGTCCCTGAAAGCCGCGAGGGGCACGAAGCCGGGGGTGGGGAACCGGAGGGCAAAGAAGTGATGGAGTACACGCTGACCGAGAGCGAGCAGTCATTCGCTGCGACGATCGCCGCTAGGCGTCAGGAGTACAACAACGCCAACAGGATCACCAACCGCAAGCAGTCCCCCCAAAGCGACGAGTACATCACGCGGATCGGTTACGGTGGCGAGATTGCGTACGCCCGGATGGTCGGGCTCGACCTCGACACGTCACACACTGGAGACAAGGGGGCAGACTTCGTTCTGCCAAACGGGAAGACGGTCGATGTGAAGGTGAGTACACACGGGAAGTCGATGAGCGTGGCTGCGTCGAAGGAATCCAAGCCGTGCCATTGGTATGTGCTGCTCTTGTGTCGATGGCCGATGTATGAGGTAGTCGGCTTCGCGTCGGCTAGAGAGGTGTTCCGGCCAGAGCATCGGCGAGCGAACATTGACGGGAAAGGGTTCTACTTCCACGTACCGGCCTCTTCGCTTCGCAAGGTGCGGTCGCTTGACGTGCCGACGACGGAAGGTATTATGGGGGCATGAATCACCATAATGCCTGACCGCCCAATCTCCATCTCGTTCTACGACCTGCCCGCGATGGTGCGGTTCATGCGTGCGGTGTGGGAGACGGCGGACGAGTTGCAGGCGATGGGCCTGACCGAGCAGGCGACGGAACTGCGGCGAGCGTACATCGACTTTGAACAGGAGGCGGTGAATGGACCGCCAGCGAACAAGGACAACGCGTAATGCCATCCTCCCGCCGATCCCGTGCCATCGAATAGACTTCCGATGTCGGCATGGTATACTGACCCATGCGACCACCGCGATTCGTCTCATTCTTCGCAGGCATCGGCGGGATGGATCTCGGCCTCGAACGGGCGGGCATGGAATGCGTCGGCCAAGTCGAGATCGATTCGTACTGCCGAAAGGTGCTCGCCAAACACTGGCCCCACGTGAAGCGGATGGAGGACGTGCGAGATGTGCAGGGACACGAGTTCGGAGAGTTCGATTACCTCGTCGCCGGCTTCCCCTGTCAGGACGTATCCAATGCCGGAAAGCGTGCCGGAGTTTCCGCCAGTCGTTCAGGACTCTACCGGGAAGTCGTGCGTTGCCTTCGCGTGGTACGACCCTACGGGGCAGTGCTGGAGAACGTGGCAGCGTTGCTTGAACGCGGAAGAGGGATGGGAACGGTACTCGGAGACTTGGCCGCGATCGGGTATCGTGTTGAATGGGATTGCGTACCTGCGGGAGCCTTCGGTGCCCCGCACGTTCGCGATCGGGTATTCATGGTTGCCCACGCCGAGGGCATCTCAGGGGAAGATTCCGAAGTTCCGCTACCGTGGGAACGGGTTTTCAGAGGGCAACCTCGAGGAATATTTGGCTTGCAGATCCCCGGATCTCATTGGCAAACGAATGAACCCCCTCTATGTTGGATGGATGATGGGTTTCCCGGAGCATGTCCGCTTATGAAGGCATACGGGAATGCGGTTGTTCCGCAGGTTGCCGAGCACATCGGACGACATGTGTTGCGTACGTGGAATAATCGTCATGCCAGCGAGTAAGCGTTCGAGAGCCATCGCCGAGCGTCAGGACCGCAACGTGACCAGCATCGCGTCGAAGGCCGTTGACCCGCTGGGGTCGATGGGCGTCCAGATTCGTACCGCCGTCCTGCGGGCCGTCCGGCGCGGCGGTTCAACCAAATCCATCATCAACCGCGAACTACGCGACTTCGTACCCCTCATGGCACAGGCCATGACAGCCGCGTACATCATGGGGCAGTACCAGTCGAAACGGCTGGCGAAGAGCGAACTCGTACGGGGCGATGAGGTTGTGGACGTTCTCGGCAGGTGGACGAAGATTGTGGGGTTCGCCGAGAAGCGGGCGGGCATGTCCAAGGAAGCACTCGGCACGCTGTTCGATGGATTTGAGGGGCAAGCGGTACAGGCGATGAAGTCGATGGGCGGGGTGTTGGAGGCACAGGTACGGGCGGCTGTGGCCGAGGCGACGCGGCAGGGGCTCCACTATCGGGGCACCGAAGAACTGGTACGCAAGGCATTCGACGCGGCGGGGATGACGAACGCCAAGCCGTGGCTGATCGAGACGCAGGCGAGGACGCAGACACAACTCGCGTACTCGGCTGGCATGTACGCCGCTGAGCAGGATGAGGCGATCCAAGAAATCATCTGGGGTCGAGAGTACGTCACGGTCGGGGATGATCGCGTGAGGCCGAACCACGCTGCGCTCGATGGGCTGCGACTCCCGATCGACCATCCGAGGTGGAAAGAGATCCTTCCCCCCAACGGATGGAATTGCAGATGTTCCACAGTACCCATCTACAAGGGAGACGACATCGCGACGACGAAGAACGTGCCGAAGTACGTGACGGTGGACGGTGAACGGGTGGAGGCGGGACCGGATGAGGGATTCGACTTCGATCCCATTGGCATCGCCCGCGAACTTGGGGTATGATGCCGATGTCAGTATGTATTACAATGCCAAAATCATCACCGACGACATGCACACCACATGGGTATTTCCGCAATGGCTAATCATTGAGGATGTCGCGGTGTCGCGGAACGGCTATCTCTCCGAGTGGGTTTCTTTCTACCAAACGCAGAAGCCTATGGTTCGGAGAGCATTGGACAAGTTGGGGGTACGTTCATTTCAACAGGCATCCCGAATCAGTGTCTCTTCGCTTCTGGAAATGAACGGGATTGGTACAACAACAGTTCGTGAGTTTCAGCGTAGACTCGCAAGACACGGGGTCATCATTTAGGAGAACCCATGAAGAATCGACGACTCTCTATCGTGTTGCTGGCGTGTGCTGGCATGGCTTCCCTCGTCGGCTGTGCGGGCGAGGCTGCCCGTACCAACGTCCTCGGCCCGACGATGCTCGCCACGTGGCCTGGCGTGAAGGAAGACGCCGAACTCGGACTCGCCGCCCGCCAGAATGCTCAGTGCATTCAGGCACTCGGCATCCCCGTGATCTCCTCCGGCGTCGCGGCATCGCGTCAGGAGCGGATCAACCAGTTTGACGCCGCCGTTCGGACGTTCACCAACTCCAACCCGTGAGGTGATTCATGGACGACCTCGAACAGATCATCAAAGACATCGGACTCGACCTCAAGAACACGGCGAAGGAAGTAGCGGACTACACGCGGGCACGAGCGGCCCACCTCCGCACGCTCGCCGCCGATCCGGAATGGCGGCAGGCGTTGGATGCCGAGCGGGATTCCGTCCTGCTCTTCGCTGGGATCAAGACCGTGAACCTCGCGGATGCGACGGACGCCCGCATCTTCGCCGTGGTCGATACCGCCCTTCGACTGCTCGGCACCGCTGCGGCGGCTACCTGACGATACGAGAAGCCTGTGCGAGAGACACGGGAAGAACGACAAACAACCCCCAGCCGTGACGCTGGGGGTTGTTTGTTTTAGCCGTCAGAGTGCCGTCATGACGACGGACAAGCCCGTCACCACTTCTTCTGTGGGCACGGGCTACCCATCTTCTCAGTCTTGAGGGCCGGATTGAACTGGATCACGCTCCCCTTGTGGGTCAGCGTCACCACACCCGTATTGCCGGGCAATGCTTCCCCGCCTACGCAGCATCCGCACGTAGACCCGTCCGGGGCAGGGGTTCCGGGATGACCGCACCAGAGGGCTCTAGGCGTCCCCACGGCCCATCTAACCAGACGCCCTACCTCGTCCTCGTTGTAGACCCGCGACGCGTCACACGCCGCACAGATGGCAAGGTGGGCATTCTGGACCGCCGCCGGTGCATCGGGGAGGGTGAGGTACTTCCACGCGCCGCCAAGGAGGTGCGTCCAACTCATGCCAGTGTCCTTTGTTGACCCGCCCCACACCCCGCACAGGTCGATATGTTCTTCCGCCGCTCTGCCGACACGCCGCGCCCGACACATCGACCGGCACAAACGCCATCGTCATCGTCGATGATCGACGCCTCGTACACAAACGTAGTCGTGATGATGCGTCCGCCGGCGTCATACCGATAGGCCGATCGATGCGTCATCTGCCCGCACTGGAACGCGAAACCCCACTCGGTTACGGTGAGACTCGGATCGGACGATCGGCACTCGGGAACGGTCGTGCCTTCGGTGAATGTCAGCGACATCGGGTCGCGATCCGGCAAGATGGGGAAGACAGGACACAATCCACAACCGCCGAGGCTGTACGGGTGATCCGTGACGAGCGGGACTCCCTCGATGATGCGGGTATTACGGACGTACCCGTTCTGTACCCCGTCCGGCCCCGTCGTGCCGGGAAACCACTCATTGACGATCGAAGACGGCTGCTCGAACGGGGCAGGATCGAACGTCTGCGTCCCGATCATCCGATCCACCCGGTAACACGCTCGAGCAGATCGGCAGCACGTCCGGGAGAAGATGACCGGGATGCCGAACTCGTCCAACTCGCCGAAGCACGTGGGATCGTCGATCGCCCCGGTAACGAGCGGGCAGACTCGGCAGACGTTCTCGCACGAGCAACAGTCCACAAACGGCCCAGCGATGGCCGCAGACGTAATCGCATTGGGAGGGAGGACAACGCCACCCCCTGACGGATCGACGCGGTAGCAGCCCCCTCCAACCGCCTGCGAAGCCCTGTAGATCCCGCATTGTGCGATGCCGCAGAAGTAGACCGTTTGGCCGCCACCACACCGCTGGCCCGGAAACCAAAGCGTCGGAGTCGGGCACGCCGGGTCGTCACACCCGCTCACGCATTGAACGGGATCGAGCCCTTGGATAACGTGGTCACCGATCGGGGGACGGGATACCTGTTGAATCTGGACCGTCCAACACAGGCCGTCAATCGACACCACCCGGCCGGGATTGAGCGGAGAGCCGTCCGTACACGTCACGGTGGCACAGATCCACGCATAGAGGACCGGAGGCTCCGAACCGTCACACCGTGGCGTCGTGTCGCACAGGGCAAGCAATCGCCACAGGGGGCATCCGCCGCAACAGAGGGCAAGGCATTCGGGCGTCGCAAGGGCAATGCGACGCCCGACCTTTACCCATTTCCGCTGTTGGATGAGGATGTTTGGCACACGTCAGATCACCGTCACAGGACCGCCGCCGAAGTCGAAGCCCGCGCCGTACTTGTTCGTGATCGTCAGAGTCGAAGGCGAGATGTCGATGTTCGCCCCCTCGTGGAAGTACAGAGATGTCAGAGTCGGGGGCGTGCCGAATCCCGGCGTGCCCTTTGTCGTGACGAGCGAACCCTTGAGAGCGTGAACGATGCCCATCGCCCCGGAGTTGTTCAGCCGCAACTTGCCGCCGTTGCCGATCACGACCTTCGTTGACCCGGACGAGATGGCGATGGTTGCCGCATCTTTGAGCGTGAGATCACCTTCGATCATCCCCGTCGAAACCTTACGGGCACACGTGCCCTTGGCCGACGCGGACAGGATGAGATCCAGATCGCCCGCCGACGTCGCGTCAGCGAGGATATCGAACGCCATGCCAGCCGAGATGAACGACGTGAGTTCTACATCGTCACCGATCGAGACGTACCCGGTCGAGCCGCCGATGAAGTTCGTACACGAACCGCCCGAGATGTACAGCCGTCCGTTGCGGAGTTGCTTGCAGTCGATCGTCGTGAACGCGCCGGAAAGGTTGATCTGTGCCACCCGCTCAGACTGGATCGTGACCAGCGTGGCGTTGATCTGGAGCGGGTTGGAGCCGGACGGGAACAGCACGCCCGACCGATCGCCACCGTACCCGCCGAGGATCTTGAGTTCAGCCAGCGTCACCGCCGACTGATCAAGGTTCGACGTGCCGAGCGAGTACACGCCCTGCTTGACGATCGCGGTGTCGCCGGTCGTCGGGACCGACGCACCGCCCGCCCCTCCGTCAGACGATGACCAGTTGGACGTCGAACCCCAATCCCAGAGATCAGACGAAGGAACGGCCCAGCGAGTTGCCATCGGAGAGTCCTTTCAATCAGGCCGGGATTCGTTTCCCATTGCCGTAAACCTTCGCCGTCGCCACCGAACCGCCCGCCGTCGTCACGACGAGGGCAACATACTTGTACGCAGACACGTCGATATTAGCCGTCACCCCAACTGCCGAAAGAGTTGCGGGCGTTCCCACCGAGTAGAAGTTCATCCCGTCCTGCGACACGCGGGCCGTCACGACCGCACTTGCCGGCCAACCGGTCACAATCGGGACCTCGACCTGAAACGCGAAGTCGGTAAGGTCCGGACACGCGTAGACGCACCGCGACCCGGCCACGCCGAGATTGATCTCGCCTTCTTCGCCCGGCCTCAGAATCGGATCGGTTGCGTTCATGTCACGAGCATCCCGCATTCGGTCGTCACCGGCAACCACGGCGTAGAGAACCGAGCCTCTTCGCCACGCCATGAGATCGTAACGCCCTGCCCCGTGCGGATGATGATATCGAAGTCGTCAGGCAGGTGAATCGGCCTCACGTTGTTGAAGAACTCGTCGCCCACCGCACCTCGGCACACGACGTCGATGCTGATTCCGCTTGCCGGACCGGGTGATCCACGCACGGCAATCACTTCCCCATCCACAGGATGATTCGTGTCGGTGTTCATCAGATCGGAGTCCCCGGAAGGCTCTGCCACCCATTGAGGTCATAGAACGGATTGGCCCCTCCGCCCGGAAGCGTCTGCGGAAAGAGCGATGTCACCGTGACATCGGGACGCCCGCCGATTGTCTGAGTCGGGATCACGTCGTACACGTGGAACGGAGGACGCGACGGCACATACACGTAATCACTCGGCGAAACGCCCGCAGGCTGCCCGAGTCCGCCGTTGCCCGGATCAGACACCCATGCGTAGTCGATGCCAAGTTCACGCGGGCGCGGCTGGCGGATCGTCGCCGGTTGCATGACCCACCGACGACCGGCAAACTGGTGAAGGTGACCGAGTTGTGCATCACACAGGTTCACCACGTCCATCACCGCATCGTTGCTGATATTGGTCAGCGTGACTTTGACATTGAGCGTGCGAAACTCCACGTCGAAGTCTTTGTCGTAGCGGTACCACCAATCGGCGGTCACCTGCTGCCCGCTCGCGTTCGCGTAGGTCCGAATGCCCTTGACGAACTGCGTGAGAACGATCTTGGTTTTCTTGTACCCGAAGTCCCACACGCGGAAGTTCGGGGTATCGGGCGTGCGAGCCGGGAACCTGAACCGCCCATCGGTCGAGAACTTGGCACGCACGAGGCACGCGTTGTCGCTGTACACCTCGGCCACGCCCACCGAGTCACACCGATACTTGAGTTCCCCGATCGTGATCTCGGTCTGGAGCGGGATCGGGATGAGCGGGTGAGACGTCGGGTCTTCACCAACGGCCAATCCCGACACCACGAAATCGAACGGGACAAGTTCGCCGGATTCTCCGTCGCTGGAAGGAAAGCCAGTTGTGCCTACGAGCGGCTGTACGTTCACCGGCCCGTCCTCCGTGCGATGATGTCAGTAAGAACCGTGTCCTGTCCGACGATGCCGAGATTGAACGCCTGAGCGAGCCCGAACCCGCGTGTCTGCTCATCCTGCAATTGCCGCAGGGCGTCGCGCGTTTCCTGAATCGCCCTCGCCCGCTTCTCCTCCATGTCGATCGACTTCTGTATCACTTCCTGAGTCCGACGCTCAAACTCCTCCTGCTCGCGAAGCCGTACCTCGCCGATCTTCCGTCCGAACGTCGCTTCGGTCTGTGCGATCAGGGCGTCACGCTTGCCCTGCTCGCTCTCTTGATTGAACGCCTCACGGATCTTGCGGATCTGGTCCTGCTTCTCACGCTCGAGGTTTTCCTCCTCGGAGTTGCGGTCCCGAATGACCTGTAGCGTGATCTCTTTCTGTGCGATGGCCTTTTCGACCGACTGCCTTCCGATCAGGGAGTCGCGTTCAAGGTCAGACCGCTCGCGGTTCTTGCGGGCGATGTCCTCGTCGATCTTCGCCAATGCCTTCTGCCGGTTCTCCTCGAGTTCGCGGAACAACGCCACGACCTCGTTATCGCTCTTGAGTTTCTTTGCGATCGGGCCGAGTTGTTGCCGCAGTTCGTCAAACCGCTTATTGACGTCATCTTGCCGGCTCTGACGGTCGGTTTTGTCCGTCGCGTTGGTCGCTTGATCCAGTGCGGTGCGGTACTGATTGAGTGCCACCTGCTGCCGATACACCTTCGATGTGGCTTGATCCATCCAATCCGCAAGCGACTTGACGCCAGCAATCAAGGCCGTGATCGCACCGCCGACGATTCCGACGATGCCCACCGTTCGCTGGAGCCCGCCGATCAGATCGCTCAGGGGCTTGATCGCACCCTTGATGCTCGTCCCGATACCACCGAAGCCGCCCTCTCCCCGTGCCTTCGCGTTGACGTTCTCGGCTGCCTCGCCGACCTTGTTCACGTCGGAAGCCGCAGCCTGAGCCGCCGGGCCGACTTGATTGTCGCCCGTGAAGACCGTCTTGACTTCGTTTCCGCCGAACTGACTCAAGGGCGTTTAGCTCCAGAATGCGGTTGTGTCAGGACGCAGGAGCGTGCCGCGTGTCATCGTGCCAGAGATGTTCGCCCATCCCGAGAAGTCGAATCCGACTTGGATGCTGTTGTTCGCACCGGCCTCGTTCTGGACAGGCTCGTCAACCCGGTTGATCACCGCGTAGGACAAGCCGAAGAACTCGGTAGAACTCACGTAGAGTTTGAGGATGCCGTAGTTGCCGACCGACATGCGGGTAGCCGATGCCGTGATGTACGACAACGCACCCTGATAGAAGTCGAAGGAACCGCTCGCCGAGTAGTTCCCAGCCGTGCGTCCGGTGACGCCAGCCGTGGACGATGAGACGTATGGCGAGAGTTGGCACGCGATGCTGAGTGAGAAGTTGCGAAGGTCCGGGATGTCCGCAGCCGTGCCGGTCGTTCCCGCGATGATCGGCTGCCAGTTGGCCTTACAGCCGGTCCCGCCGTACATCGTCAGAGCCGAGCCCGTTCCGACCGTTGGAGCCGATCCCGATGCCTGAGTGAGTGCCCCGTTTGATCCGAACGTCGCGGACCCGCTGATGATCCCGCCGCCCTCGATGTCCACGTTCATCACGACCGATTCACAGATCACGGTGCCAGATGCACGCTCCGAACCGTTGTACCCGAGGAACGTGTACGACGTGCCCGGAAGGGCCGGAAGTTCCTTGCCGTAGAAGTCGTACCGCAGCGTCCAGTCCGTCACCTGATTCGGCAACACGACCTGCATCCGGCCCGCGTTTGACGGAGTGCCCTTCGGATTCGTCGATGACGAGTTGATCGTCCACGAGCGGATACCGCCAATGGTGTTCGATCCGTTGTCCTGCGAAAGCAGGCCGCCGTAGCCGTTGATGACTGACATGCGAACTCCAAGGCAGTCTCACCGGCCTCGTCTTCGCTTGTCGATATCTTACACACCGATCAGGGCGATTGTGTACGTCGCCGCCGTCCCGTCCCCGTTTGTGATCGTGATGCTGTCGGACCCGCCCGCCAGAGCGAGTCCGGCAGCACCACGGAACATTCGCAGCGTCGCGTCTCCGCCACCCAGCGTATCGCCGCCAAGTCCCGTGATCGTCGTCGTCACCGTAATCGGCTGGGTACCGGATGTCTCGTTCTTCACGTACACACCCTTGATCTTCGTCCACGAAACCGCGTCTCCGAACGCGTCCGTCAGTCCGCCGCCGATGAGGTCATACACGTCGTTCTCGCCGACCGGAAGTGCGACGTTCTGGGCAACGTACAACTTCGATGCCTTGTTCAACGCGTCGCCGTCCGTGAACTGGAACAGTTCGTGAATCCGCAGGGGCAACGCCGCGTATGACGCCCCCATCGTCTTGGAGTACGTCGCATTGATCGTCATGGCCGCGTGAACCGAGAGAGTCATGTGAGAGCCTCCGCAAGCGTGAACACCATGAGAACTTCGATCGTCACTCCGCACGTCCACCCATCAACTTCACGCTGCAACTGAGGAGAGAGTACGTCTCGCCCGAGTTCGTCGAAGAAATCGCCGGGCCGCACCCACACGACATTCGGATTCCCCATCACCCCGCCCGGCGTGTTCAGGTCTTCGAGTCCGAGACACGCCTGAAAGAATCGCCACTTGACGGTGTTCGTCCCGCCGTTGTTGTCAGACGACACCGGCTGTTTGGTGTGGATGCCAACGAGGTACCGCTGACGCAATGCGCGGGACGATGACGAGACGCCGCTGGAACCGTCGCGTGGATTCATCACGCCGCCGGCGGGAAGGAGAACCAGTTCGGGCAAGTCGCCATCGGTGATTGAATCCTTGCCAGGTTCGGGATCGGACCCGCCCGCGTAGTCGATGCGGTTACCCGGTCGGACGAGAGCCGACAGCCACGGGTGCATCATGAGTTGGAACATGATCGTCCGGGCAACGATGGAGATGGGGTCGGATGATTGCGTGATGCTCATCGCGGAGTTGCCCCGGTTTGGTACGCCGTCCTGATCGCCCGTGCCGCCGCCGCCGCAAGTGTACGACCGATTGCCGCCGTCGTCGCCGGGTCAGGGTGCACGAGGATCGGGCGGGCCGGGAGGTGATGCTTGGGGACGCCGTAATGGTGTGCTGCCGCCAGTTGTCCGATGCTGATGAACTCTCCGTCATCGCTTGCGTGCGGGGCGTCGCTGAAACCGAACACGATGCCGTTGGGGATGTCCGTGATCCGATTTCCGGGAGTCCCGATCGTCAGAGCGTTCAAGAGGAATCCCTTGTCCCGCAGAATCGAGAACGTCCCGCCCGCCGAGACGAGGATTCCCTGCTTGCGTGTATCGCGTGCGATTGAGGAGCGGGCACCTCGCCCCAATCTTGGCTTTCCCTTCGCAAGCAGGTTGAAGCCCCGAAGGTTCCTGCCACCTCCGAAGTCCACTCCCCCCTTAGCCTTTCCGCCGCGTCTACGCCGATCGGTCGTCACCTTTGCGAGCGGTGTCCAATCACCGCCCCCGCGTGAGAACGTGTTGAAACGCCGTTTCGTGAACGCCTCGTATATCGCCGTCACCTGACGCCACCCCCGCCGCATCTCCGGGTTGTTCGCCGAGAGTGCTTCCTTCGCTGCCGCGAACGAGCCGGATTTCTTGACCGTCACATTGATCATCACACGACCCGCGTTGCATCGGTTATCACCGTGAGCCCCGACACGCCGGGCGTCACCCGTGCCGCGTCCATCTTCCGCTGGCCAGACAAGTAGAAGTCCATCTCGTTCTCGATGCCTTCGAGGATGTCCGCCATGCGGTCCTGAGACTTCGAGCCGGTCGGACGCCCGCGATACAACTCGGCTCCGGCGATGTTGCTACACCACTTCTTCACGACGATGAGCGAGTCAGTCCCGTTGCCCGAGAACGGGATCTGATACGGCCCACCCCTGAAACGATCGTCCACGTACTGCTCGGCGAACGCGATCGCATCGGTGATCACGGACGTTGCCGCGCCGGTGCCGTCGTTCTCGCGGTTGGACCACTCGGCGATGTTGGTCGCACCGAACTTGGATTCGAGGTACGTCTGATCGATGTATCGTCCCATGCGTGATGGTATGCCAAAAACAGACAAGCCCGATTTCTCGGGCTTGCTGGCGTCTGCTAAACGTCGAAGCGATCAACTCGGGAACTGGTGAGTCACGGTCACATCACCCGAGAGGCGGCGGAAGTGTTCGCCCTGCCACGGGGCGAAGTCCGTGATGTGAACCGCGTTGAAGCCGCCGTTGCCGTCTGCCGTCAACTCGTACACGCTGCCATCGTCCTCCACGCCGATCTCGGGTTCGTTGGAGCCGTGACCGTACACGCCGCGATTCTGGATCACGTCGTTGATGGTGAGGGGGTCTTCGGTCGAGGGGGCGGGAACGAAGGAAAAGCGAACCATGTGGGATCTCCTGTGGGTGTGGACGTTCGCGGTATCTTACCCCGCCGACATCGGAAAGAAAAACGCCCGCGAGCCTAGGCGACTCGCGGGCGTTGCCTTTCGGCGGTTTGGAGTCACTTGGAAAGAAGGGCCACAGCCGCGACGAACGCGCCCCGCTTATCGCGGGCCGACTCGCCGAACAGGTTGGAGTGCTGGCGACGGCCATTGACGACGCGGGTAGCCGATCGCTTGTGGTCGTGCCACTCAGTCACAGACTGGAGAGCCGCCCACACCGTACCGCCCACGCCCGCGATATTCTGCTTGCGGTCAGACATGAGTGATTCCCACTCGCTCACGCGGGCCTTGAGCCGCTCGTCCCACATCTCGGACTGTTCGATCTGATCGGGACGCGGGCCGTAGATAGCGACGTAGCACGCCTTCCAGTACACATCGACATCGGCCTGCGTTACCTGCTTGCGGGCCATCTCATCGGCCAGCACCGCAAACCTCTCCGTCGTCGTAGTGGCGATGCCGAGGATGCGGCGTGCCTGTTCAATCTTGTCCATCACGTCGCCCGTGTGACGGAACCGGAACGCCCGTCCGTTCTCGGACATGGCTTCGGCGTTCTCGAAGTTGGCACCGAGTGCCATTGAAAGCGTGTTGTTGCAGACCACGCGGACACCCGTCCACATGCCGAAGAACGCCGAGGTACCGTCGTGCGTGTTGGACACAATGAGGTATGGGATCGTCTCGTCTTCGCCGTTGCGTCCGACGCGAATCGAACGCGGGATCTTGCACAGCATGAACACGCGACGACCGCCCATGAGCGAGCCAGCCGTCTCGACGTTCACGGCAGCATCGGCACCGACGATCGCTTCGGCGAAGTCGCCGAGTACGGAGTTGGCGACGATCTTGTAGTTGTCCGTGACGACGCCGAGGCACGTCTGATCGTCGCTCCGCACATTGGCCTTGTTCCCGTCGATCTTCGTGAACTCTCCAGCCGCGTTCAGGAAGTAGATCGGCTTTGGCTCGGGCTCCCACGGCAGGACCTTGCGGACGGCTTCACGCGGGGAGAGGGTCTGGTCGATCACTTCGCCGAGCCCGTGCCAAGCCTTGATGCCAGAGTTGAGGACGAGACGATCGTTCGCGGTGATTTCGTGAGACATGGTTTCTCCAAACCCCGACTCCCTCAGTCGGCGAGCCCCGTTCCCATGCGATAAGAATACCGTCATCGGTAGGTATTTCAACCGACTTGAGCGCGGATTTCCTGACGCCCTCGCGTAAGTCCAGCATCACCCGCAACTTGCACGCCCAAATAAAAACGCCCGCCTCCACACTGGAGACGGGCGATGAAGAGCAAAGCCCTCGCGGGCCTTACGCCGGTGAGTCTGTTTAGAACACGGTCGTTGCGATGTACACCGCATTCGGAACCTTGATGTACGGCAGGAACGTGTCCCCGTACACCATCTTCGCCCCGACCGGATCGGTCGTCTGCGTCGCGTACGCAAACATGCCCTTCTGCATGATCACGCCGCTCATCACGCTCGCGATCGTCCCGCCCGGTTCGGCGTTGCCGAAACTGCCGGGGATCGGGGTCGTGCCTTCGAGCAGTTCGTACCAGTCGCCAGCGACTGGCGGAATGAACGTCACCTGATCGTCCGGGAAGACGCTGGTAACGGTACCCGACACGTCGTAGAAGCAGTCGTAGGCCGGGTACCAGTCCATGCCAAGGAACCCGTTGGGGATCTGCCCAGCCGAGAACGCAGCCTGATACGCCGCCGAGCGGTCGATGATCGGCTTGAGTTCGTCGTTCTTCATGAAGTACCCGAGGATGTTCGCCCCGTACAGAGCGACCTTCGGGACGTAGCCGTTCAACTTGCGAGCGGCCTTCCGCAGGTTGATCATCTGCGTCACGATCTTCGCCGACGCCACCGCCCACGAAGTCGTGATGATGTTGCTCGTGCCGTCCGTTCCACCACGAGCGAGTTGCGATTTGTTCGACGCCGAGATGCCGAAGTCCACCGTGGTCTGGGCACCGGAGGACGTTGCGAGAATGTTGCCGGCAGAGTCGAGGTAGACGTACCCGAGAGCGAACGCCGACATGACCGCAGCCGCGCGTGTGTTCGCCAAGATGTCTTTCGTCTCGGCCACTTGCCGATCGACCTCGGATTCGCCGAGCCGCTGCTTGTTCCCGTTCTCGTCTTCGAGATTGATCAGCACCGTCGCGTCGATCTCGATGTTTTCCTTGAAGTGAGCCAGCACGACCGGCTTCTCAGCGACGCCCGAGAGCGATCGCTTCTTCGACGGCGAACCGAACTGCACCGCCTGAGCGGTCTTTCGGGTGCCGTTGACCTGATACATCGTGCAGGAGTTGCCCTGAATGGCCTTCCCACTCGGCGTCATGAGGCCGGGCGGAAGTTGATCGACGGGCACCAGAGGCTTCGTGGCAACGATCGTGCCCGAGAGTTGACGCCCGCCGAGTACGTCGCGGATTGATGTTCCCATTGTCCTGTCCCTTGATGCACGTTCGTCTCACCGGCGTGCTCTTCAAGGAACGGTCTGGCCTTCGGATTACAACTCGAAGGCGTCGTCAAAGGTGAAGCCGTAGTTGCTCGCGTTGTTCAGCCACGCCTTGATCTGAGCGATGCGGGTCGTGCTGGTGGACGCGGGCCAGTTGATGATCTGCGAGGAGTCCAGTTCGCCCGCGAGGAGCAGTCGGGGCATCGGCTGATTGACGTTCGCACCATCCACGTCGGTCACGCGGATCGGGTCGCCGTCATCGATCAGGCCGAGCGGGGTTTCAGACCCATCGGCGGGCATGATCCACGAACCGCTCACCTTGGCGACGTTGAGGTCACCGCAGGTGATGGTCGTGCCGCTCGCCGCAGTCGCGGTGATCGAGGTCGTCACGATCGCACCAGCCGCCCCGTCCGTCGCAGGGCCGACGAACTTGAGCGACACGGACGCACCGGCCACGGTGATCAGGCGGGCAACTTCCGTCGCCGTCGCCGCATCGACCGTGATCGTCGTGTCGTTGTCCACGTACGCGGCGGTCGAAACGCCGATGATCGACGGACGCCACAGGCCCGTCGCCGTGATCTTGCCCATGAGCAGGCCCGGACGCAGGGCGTGAACATACCCCGTGTTTCCGGTGTCGCGTGACAGCGATGCGTTGATGATCGCACCGCCCGAAAGATATCGCACGCCCTGAGCGGAGCGACGCACGCGACGAAGTTCAAACTCCCGTGATGTCTGAGGGCCGGGAAGCCCGCCGCCGGTGTACTGCATGACTCGTCTCCGTATCAGTGTGCCCTGTCGGGCGGTTGTTCGTTCACTTCACGCCGCGAGCGGCGTTGATCCGATCGGCCCGCGCCGTGGCAGCCTTCGCCGCTTCCTCGTCCGTCTCGGGCTTCGCTTCCGCGTCGGGAGTCTGCCGAGACAGCGAGAGTTGCGTGCGGGTCTTCGTGCCCAGTTCCTTCGGGTCGTTCTTTGCCAGCGACTCGATGAGGCGATCCGCCAGCGACTTGCCTTCGTCCAGACCGGCAGCCTTGCCAGCCGTGCGGGAGAGCAGTACCCGCCGCGTCTGACGGTTCGCCGTGTCGCCGCAGAGAATCGCCTTGAGGTCTTCGCCGACCGCCTTGCTGATCTTCGCATCCCCATGGAGGGCGTCGATCTTGAGCGAGACGTTCTCGGACAGAGCGTCGAGCGTGTCATCCGCGATCGTCGGGATCGACGCCGAACGAGCGAGCGAGAGTTGCGACGTCAGTTCAGCCTCGCGTGACGCGGCGGTCTTTCCAGCCGTCATCAACGCCGAAACCTTCGCCTTGATCGCAGCACCGAGAGCCGCATCGTCCATCGTCGCCGCATCCGCGATGCCCAGCATCCCGGCCAGTTCTTTCCAGTCCATTGTCGAGGCTCCCTGTGAGAGTTTCATCGCCGATGCACGCTTCTCGCTCCCTTCACGAGACGCGGCAATCTTGATCCACCCGCCCTGATCGGGCACAACCGGATCGGTTACGATCGCGATGTGTTCGATGGCGTTCGTGTACTTGTTCCCCTTGCCGTCGATCAGTTCCGGCGTGATGCACACCGATACTTCCGCCCGGCCCGCCAACTTGATCGCGTCCTCACCGACCAGTTCCAGCGTGCCGATGAGCGAGTCCCCATCGACGTACAGGTCTTCGGCGTACCCGCGATTCGCTTCGGGGTCGTTCGTGTGCCCGACCGGGAGCGGCACCTTGACGCCAGCGGCCTTCATCGAGGCGAACGTCTTAGCGAACGCATCGAGGTCGGCGGGCGTGATCTCAAACTCCTGACCCGTTGACGCCTTCGTGTACTTGCCGACCTTGATCAAGTCCTTGCGGAAACGCTGCGACGTCTGACCACTACCGCCAAAAGACAAAGACCCAGAGCGAATCATCGCTCCGGGTGCCTTGTGAATGAGGGACGTTGTTCTGTCGGTCAGCATGAGCGGGGCTTTCGGCCTCGCTCCCCAGCGGCACTAAAGAGTACCGCATGAGTTGGTGTGGGTCAATGGCGAATCGTGACTCACGGGCAGTAGGTCGTTCCTGTCTCTCGGCAGCACGACGTCAAGTCTTGTGCGTCGAAGCAAATCTGAGCGTCCTCCTGCGACCGCTTCCATGCCCATCCCATGCATTGGTTGAACGCACCGATGTTACCATCGCTGGTATCGCCGTCGCCGTTCGGATCGAGCAGCGGCCAGCACTCGGTACACGCACGGGCACGGTACTCGCCTTCGGTCTGGACGAGGCAGTTTATGTAGTTGGGCAGGTGTTCGTTGATGCAATCGCAATCGACCTTGCGGTAGTGCCAGCACGTTCTCGGAGGCGTCAGTTCCGGGTGGTAGATCTGGATTGACGAGCAACTTGTTCCGCACAAGGTCTGGTACTTGTCCAGCCACTTCTCGAATCCGAAGTCGGTGGGTGGGTGGGTGCAGGGGTTTGCGGCGTTGTCAACGGTGATCGGCTGAATGCCGATTGCGAGAACGATGGAGGTGATGATGCTCAGCATTGATTCGTTCCTTTCTTGTGTTCGATCCACGCGAGGCACGCGGCGCGGGCGCGGGCGAGGCGTTCAGTGTCGGAGTTGTGGGAATACGACACGAGCGATCCGCTTGACTTCTGTTCCGCAACAGCACTCCACGATTCCCCGCAGACGTGCTTCACTTCTCGCCAAGTCACCCCCTCCGGCAACGCCCCCGCGATCGCGTCGAGGGTGGCGGGGATGGGTTTGCGTCCAGACAACGAAAATCCAGCCCACCCCTTGCACTCCGCAAGGAAGTCGCGGCACTGGTCGAGCGTCCACTCATTCGGGTTCATAGTTGCTGCACTCCATTGTTTGATTGCCTTGCTCCTGATACGGCGTGTACTCCCACCCGTCCCTGAAAAGGATGTGTGGATACACGAGGTTGATCTCGTCTCGGTAGTGCGCGAATGATGATCCAAATAGGCTCCGGCGGTACACGCTCGCCTTCCACGCCGTCACGCCGTCGTTGGAAATAAGAACCAGACGCACGCGACCTCTTTCAAACTGGTCGCCAGATTGGAAGTTCATCGTTGCCGTACTCCGTTGTTTGACTGTTCCGACCACAGCCGAAGGAAGGTTATGAAATCACCGCTGTCGATCAGCCCGCTCCCGTCGAGGTCGATGTTCGTTGCGGGTGCGGGCGGACACTCCACATCCGCATTCAACCCAGCGACCGCCGCGTCGTTCTGCTTTACCGCGATGGCGTATCCGATTGCGTAGCCGATTGGGTCCGTTGTCTGCATCGCTGGTTCCGGGAGCGTTGCGCCGTAGCGGACGAACACCGACGCTCCGAGGTGTGGCAGGTTGCAGACGATGACCGTTGCGGTGGGGTCACGCTCGCCTTCCCAGCGGGTCAGCGTGGTCCACGAGTGGAAGGGGGGGAGGGCGAGGAGAAGGGTGGGGAGGATCATGTGCGGTGTACCTTCGGAATGCTGCAACGCGCAGCCATGACATCGAAAAGCGTGTCGTATTCGATGGCTCCGAGATCGAAGTTCTGACTACCTTCTCCACTCAGTCGTAGGCCTCTCTCATCAACTACGAGGTAGACGGAACGAGGCAGGCACGGGGACGTGTCGTCTTGATGCCTCACGTTGTTGAAGGCATCAAGTAGTTCAATCTCGGTTTCAAACACAGTGATAGTTTTCACTTCTTCTCTCCTTCGATCTGGGCGATGGCGGAGCGGGCGATGTTGTGATACCTGATTGATTGACTGGCGTACTCACCGAGAGGATGCTCGTTGTCTTCGTGCGTCTTTCCAGTGCGGATCTTCACCAACGCCCCCACCGCGACGGCGAGTTGGCGTTCGAGTTCCTGCACGCGGGAGGCGTCGGAGAGGAGGGATGCAAGGTTGCGGTGCGTACACACTCGGAGTTCAACAATGTCGCCCTCGTCAGCCATTCTCCCAATCGCCTTGTTGTGCAACTCCCTCAGCCTCTCGATCGTTGCGGGGTCGGTCTTCATGAGTTGCTCCTCGTGGTGATCTTGAAGTGTGATCCGAGATGCTCGCCGCGACGCAGAACATCGCGCAGGTCCGTCAGTCCAGAGATGATCGCATCGCCGACGGGTACCGTCCGCACTTTGGACATGTCGTAGACTCTCCCACGCACGCAGGAGGGCGGGAAGATGGGGCTCGATGTCGGTACGCAATCTAGACTCGGCTGTCTCGCGGCGGTAGTCCCACTCCAATCCGCAGTCGTGACATGCGAGGTAGTCGTTGCCTCCACTGCGGTTCTTGTGCTTGCAGGCAAGCATTTTCTTGAACGACTCCACCTCGCTCGCGGTCAGGGTCAGGTTGTCAGGCATGGGGGATCTCCGAGAGTTTGGTGTCAGATTCCTTGCGAAGTCTCCGTGCCCGCTCGCGGTAGTTGGCTCGCAACGCAAAATCGGGACACGGATGGGGCGGGCTTTCGTCGTCAACGAGGCGATGCTTCTCAAGTTCCCTACACACCGCAGCCGACGCACGGTGGCGGGCGGCGTCGGCAATCGATTCGCGATGGGCCGGATACCGAGTGCCGAGTTGTCTCGCTGCCGCTAAAGCATTCTTCTCGCATTGCTTCGCCTGCTCATCATGCCACTTCGCCTGTTCTTCGAGTGTCGTCATTGGAGTCCTTTCTCGGTGCGGTATGCAGAGACGAGGGCGTGGATGGGTACCGTCCCTGACCCATGAATGGCGTTGCAGTGCGTCAGTTCTTCCTCAACGGTCCATTCAGATGTTCCGTCCTCGTAAATGCTCCTGCAAAGAATGTGGTCCTTCGGCAGCCACCCCAGCAACGCGACGAGGATGGCGTTGTGGGCGTCGGTTGTTTCGCACGGATCGGCTGCCTTGCCGTCGCACCACGACCAGAATCCGCCGCTTTCTTCCATCTCTCCAATGTCGTACTGAAGGAAGCACCCGTGACGTTCTGGCCACAGCCCGTCCTTATCCATCGCCTCGCGGATTGGATCGACGAGGTCGTGCAGTTCTTGTGCTGTCATTGTGAACACTCCTTTGGTCTACTTCCGTCCCGAAGTCCGCTTGTTGAAGTCACGCCAGAAGCAGTACGCGGCAGCGATGAAGCATGTCGCGGCGAAGACACAGAGTCCGACGAAGATTTGCTTTCCATCGCTCATGGCCCCACCTCCATCGCACGCCGCACTTGATCCGGAACGCACCGCACGTCGTCACGGAGCATGACGATTTGCTCGCGGATCTGTAGGCCGATCGCAACCAGCATGCACACGAGGGCGATGAGCAGGAATCGCCACAGGAACGTCAGTGATTTCATTTTGGTCCTTTCAGTTCGGAGATGAGGTCGTCGATGGCGTTGGCGATGCGGATGCGATCGGAGACGCTGTTGGGGAAGGCTGCACATGCAACCCGCTTGGCCTCCACCAGGTCAGAGGTGACGATGGGCGCATATCCGCCCCTGCGCATCGCCCACAGTTCATTCGACACCTCCTCCGCGTCACGGAGCCGGGGGCTTGCGTTTGGCAGCAGCGTCACGCGGCCCTTGGGTGGGGCGTCGTTGGTCTTCTGATTGCACAGGGATTGGTGGCCACCAGAGACGCCGCACTCCGGGCACTTCTCGGCGGTCTCCTGAATGACTGGCACGGGCAACGCCCTGTCGCGGCGAATGACGAACCGACGGCTGAAACACCGTTCAAGCGGCGGCAGGTCGTAGTCTTCGTTGATCTCACCCGTGATGCCGGGTCCGGTGATGTGGGTCATTTGGCTTCCTCCTCGCCCACCTGCTTGATGAGCGTGTCAAGTCTCTTGATAGCCGAACCGATTGCGCCGATCGTGTTGAGCGTCACGATGGCGTCGGCCTCAATGTTCGCTCGGATCAGTTCCTTGTATTCTCGCGTCGCCCCATACGGGACTACCCCTTGATCCATCGCTTTTCGTCCGATGGATATCTGTGAGTACGCAGCCTGCAACCTGTGCCACTCGGCTTGCGCCATGTCGCGGATGATCTGAAGGCCAGCATATTCGCTCATCGCATCGCCTCTTTCAAAGTTTCACGCCGTAACGCTTCTCAATGTGATCCTGCATGTCGGCACGCTTATGACCGTCGCAACGTCCGGCATACTCGCCGTAGTTCCACGCCTCCTTCACCGCTCGGCGAATCTCGGAGTCGATGAACTTGGCCTCTCTAATCCACGGTATCTCGGTGCGGAGTTCGTCGAGCGTTACGGCTCCGTAGCACCGCATCAATACTCGCTCTCCCGCCGTCGCCTTCTTCGCCATGTCACGCTCCTTCGGGGTTGGGGTGGGTGGGGTTAGATGGCCTCAATGCCTTGTTGATCTTTCGGATGATCGCTGACCACTTGTGAGCAGAACACAGTTCGCCCGTGTCGGTGTACGCCTGAACGCCCGACCATCCGTTGATGCTCATGCGTCGCTGATAGATACGAACACGAACTCCGTGCATCTCGATCTCTGCCATCTCTTTGATGGGGTCGCGTGTGATGTATCTGTACTCTGGCGTCTTACTCACTCCCCACCCCCGTTCTTCGCGGCGAGGGCGGCTTCGCGGGACGAATACCACACATGCCTGTTGGCGTTGACGTGGCGGTACGAGAAGCAGTGAACTTGTCCCGTGTCATCGCAGTGATATACCGGCACGTTGTTGTGTGCAACTACACACCCATCCGCCGTCTTCGGCAGCGTCCCCAGCACCCGCAGGTCGTTCCCATGCTCGTCCCTCACGTGGTTCGCGGGGACGGTGAGGGCGGAGGCCAGTTCTTCGATGAGGCAATCGCGGCTTCGAGGGCCGCACGTCCCATCGGCGTCAACCCACAGTGAGACAATCTCCTTCGCTCGTTCTGCTGGTGTCACTTCTTCACCTTCCCTTTCTTCGCGGCGCGGAGGGCGGACCTGCGACCAGCCTCGTAACCACGCTGATATGCGATGTCGCCTCGCGTTTCCATGCTCACGGCATCGTCCTTCGCGTACGCCTCGAACCATGCTTTCCACTTGCCTGTGATTGTCGTTCTTGTCGTTTCCTTCACTTGTTCCCTTTCGCGATGGCGGAGGAGGCGATGTTGCCGACGACCATCCAAGTTCTCGCCTCGCCCGAGTCAAGTCCAGGAATCCTCGCGACGGATCTGCACTCATCAGCCACGTGTTGAAGCGCCTCCCTCAGCCGCTCGATCTCGGTGAGCATCGCACGCTCTCGCTCCTCTGGGCAATGCATGCCGATGATTACGGAATCGCC